TGTCAAGTGGAATAAACTAAATTTTCAAAAAATTTGTTTTCCTGTGTGCAGTCGGCTTTACAACCGTTTTTCTGAACATCAGAAATCAACTTGCTTACAGGGATTTTGAGAAAATTTGCTATATCGTATATCTTGTCGATTGACGGATAACTTTTGCATTGTTCCCAATCACTCACGGTATTCTGTGCCACATGAACGCCCGTTGCAAGTTCGTGTTGTGTAATTCCCCTATTCGTTCTTTCTTTTTTCAAGTTGGTGGCGAAACTATATTGTCCCATGCTATCCCTTTCTATATTCCTAAGTCACTTCTCTTTACTACCTGTCCCTCTCCGCCAAGAAGAGCATCTACAAACTGAGCGAACATTGCCAGGGTGTCCGGCGCATCATCATGTTTATTCTTTCCGAGCTGTGTATAACTGCAAAGGAATGACATCATCACGCCGTAATCACTCTTAGGCTCATATTCTGTAATATCCTTGAATATGACGTGTTCCTTAACCCATGAAGAATTGACGATGATCTTGGTCTCTTTGTTCTGAGTAGTGTATTTCTTCGTAATATGGCATCTGCCGCCTTTGGCTTTAACAAGTCTCTCAACTTCATTTGCGGTTCTGCTACCCTCTTTGTTGCTCTCGAACTGTGCCTGCTGTACATGATGCTTAACAAGCATATCTGAGTTGAGTTCGTCCAAGGTTCCAGGGTCGATGTTCTTGAATACCAGATCTTCCAGATAGTATCTGTCTCCGTACTGATAGAAAACTCCGAGGAAGTTGTAGTCTGTACCGGTGTCCTTGGTATCGCAGATTGCCAATATAGAATCCGGTTCTCTGTCCGGCAGTCCTCCGATATATCTCTGTAATTCTGTTGGATGATACAGAATACCCTCTCTCTCAATCGGATCACTTTTATACAGGCAGCGATATGAAACATCATCCATCGACATTTCCATATCGTGGAAGTATTTCTCATCAAATCCAACATCGTAATCGTAATCAAAATTGCTTTTTCCGGTCTGAGGATCAATGTCTGGAACAGCAATGAACTCTGCCCTCGGATTTCCCTCGTACATTCTTTCAAGCCGGCCAATAACATCATGCACACTCCACCGGGTTGCAATGTGGATCTCTTTTGCTTTCTTCTTTTTACGAGATTTAAGGTCTGTGGTGTACTCTCCGTACAGCTTATCCAGACGATCAATAGACAAAGCCTCTTCGATACCTGATACTAAATCGTCCACATACAGAAATCCCTCACAACGGGTAACACCGGTAAGGGAACCTCTGATTGGTCTGCAGGTCAGTGTCTTAAACGGCTGCCATCTTCCAAGGTTTATTGTCTCTTCTTTTGCGTTGTTTCCCTCAAATACAATGTCCGGGAACACATCGCTCCAACAATATTCATTACTGGTAATTATGTTGAGAACGGCATCATAGAACATTCTCGTCATAAAACCAGAATGGGAGGACATAAGGTTTGGTGTGTTTGGGTAATGCCCCATTACAAACGATATAAAAAACTCTCCCAGTGTGGTCTTGCCGGTGCCGGGAGGCATTGATATTGACAGAATATCCAACTCATCATCAATAAGCCTCTGCATCTTCTGTACAAGCCAATAAATCTTATTTCTTCGTGGCTGATAGTATCTGTCCTCTGGATCTCTGTTCTTTTCCACATAGAGCAGATAAGAGTCAAAATCCTTATGTTCCTGTGCCAAGAACAAAAGAGCCTTATTGTACAAATCGTAATATTTAATATCTCCTGTCGCACATAGTCTCAGGGCAAGGAATCTGACCTTATTCGCTAATTTCCGCGAAACTTCTTTATCTTCCCGGATAACCTCATTTGCCATTCCGAGTAAGGACAGAAGATTGTCATAGTCGCTCAGATCGCTTTTCAGAAGCCTTACGATAATCTCTTTATTCGATAGTTCGTGTTGAGCCATGAAAATTCATCCTTTCTCACGGCTCTACACGGCTCTGTAATATTTAAGGTTTTACCACATTCACTGACGCACGGATTATAATGCCACGGCGCGCCGGATTTTCGTTTGTTTCAAATTTGATAAAGCCCTTGTCGGCAAGTTTTAACCCTATTCTGCTTGCCAATTTCCCGTGAACATATTCCGTTGCACCATCACGTCCTGCATTGAATATATCCATCTCCATGCACTCGGCATATCTTTCTATCGGTCTTTCATCATACCTCACTCGAAACAGAGGTTCTTCTATCTGTGGCTGCGGTCGCGTTCTCCGTTCCGGTCTCTTTCTCCAATGTGGTCTGTTTGCCGCCCGTCTCTGTCTGCGCATCTTTTCCTCCCTCCGCATTTTTACGATCTCTCACGCTCTTGCTGCAAACGCTCAGAATAACCATATTGAGATGCTTATTCTGTTCTTTGAGCTGAGAGTTCTGTTCCAACAGCAGCTCATTCATCTGTGTAATTTCTTTCTTCACTTCATTGTTGGACTTTGCATCTTTCCAACCCACAACAATGTAAAGTGCCAATATCGCAATCCAAATGATTGCCAAAATAATATCTAACATTCTTTTATTCCTCCGGCATATAATAAACTCCGCAGCTATACGCTGTAACATCCGCCTGTCCGTTGCCACGAACCATGATAATGCTATGATCCATTGCCAGATCCTTTACGGCATCCTCAGATATGTCGCAATTCTTAGCCACTATCATATCAGGAGGAAAAGCGTTTCCGAGTAACTGTTCAAATACTTCTTTCCCCCTCTGTTCTGTGTCGTAAGCTGCAAGTGTGTAATCATCGGCAGTAATTCTTTTTCCGTTGAGTGCAATGCTTTTGATATTGCCGATGTTCACTACGTTGCTACGATCCTGGTCTACAATATACATCTCTAATCCTCCAGCCACTTATTATCAAAATAGCAGAATCCAAACACGGCTGCTCCAATCAAAATTACCCATACAACCCAGAAAATTACCAACCCGGCAGTTCCGTTTGAAACCATATAGTCCACCGCTTCATCTATCGTATCTGCCTGAACGAACGGTGTTCCGTCCTCTATGGTATTGTCTTTGAGATTGGCATAGATAACTCCGCTGTATTCCGTGTTGATAACATAGTACAAATACCTCACATGGGACGATTGCTTAATCGTGTCATACAGGTAAGACCCCGGCATCTGGATTTTTCCATACGGAAACTCCACACCAAGGA